AAACATTTCATAGAATATGGTAATTTAATTTTTAAGTGTGAAAATTACGGAGTTCTTGGTGGAAATCAAGTTACTCATAAACTTGATATGACAAAATTGAGAAAAATGCCTGAAGGATATGATATTGTTGCTTACAATGATCAAAAGATTCTCACATCAATGTGTAAAGCTACCACTTTAGCTCACCAATTAGAAGATGGCAAATCTTTAAATATTACTGTCAACCGTGGTGATAGATGGTTTAATCACCCTTCTAAACATCCGTGGACTAGAACTAATAATAAAGAAAATGTATATTGGAGCGATACAAAAGATGGTGACTGTGGTTTACCTATTGAGTGTGATAGTTTATGTGTTGGTATGCATGTTGGTACAAAAGGTGCTGATTGTGGAAATTTGTTCCTCGTCTTTAATGAGGCCATAAGAGGTTTCTTTAAGGATGTTGTCAACCAACATTGACTTGAAGAGGGCGGTGACCCCAATATGGACCGTGTTGTTCCGGTTTGTGAAACGAACAAAAATTATAAGTACTTTGAAAGTATGTACTACGCACCTGGAAGGGTTACTCCAATGTCGGAGAAGGACCCATTTTTAATCCACGAAGAACTTATGTTTGATGAGTATCTTAAGACTGGGTTATGTGACAAAGAATATATAGAAAGTTTAGCCTCTATGAGAGGAGTAAAACCTACAAGAAGAAATATGAATAAAAGCTTAGAAAAGTGTGATGCGAAACCTGAGAATCCTGAAGATGAATTACAAGACTACGTTGATGAACTAGTTTATGAGTATTTATCTCCTTATCTTACTGTTCCTTATGCTAACTCTGCTCACAAGTATGATGTCAATTTTAAAAGTAGTCCTGGAAAATTTTGGAAAAGACTAGGCTGTAAAACTAAAGGCGATGCTTTAAAACATCCCTTATTTAACCAATATTTAGTAAGCACAGATCACATACCAATTTGCGATTATAATGGTAAAATTGAACTTCTTGATAAGGATCTTATTCATGATGGAAAGATTAGAGGAACTTTCAACCCCCCCCTTGATTTTATAATGAAACAGAAATTTTTATACGATTTGCAGAATGAAGCTCTTCTTAAAAATAATGATAAAACTTGGATCAAATATGGATTTGTCAAACAATTTGGTGGAATGGATGAAATGGGTAAAATATTAGAGGAATGTGATATTGTAAGTAGTGATGACTGCATTGGTTATGATAGAAAAGCTTTTCTTAAAAAGGTTTATGCCCTAAGAAACCGTTGTTTACAACTTCCTGCACACTTTAAACCCCTCGCTGACTATGTCACCTACTACACGATGCATGCATATGTTGCCTGCCCCGATGGAGTCATTAGAAGGAGAGCTACAGGTAATATAAGTGGAAGTAATAACACCACCCCCGATAATAGTATTTTGCATGTTTTCGTCCAGTTCAGATTTATTGCTGATTTGTGGATTAAATACTTAGGAAGAAAACCAACTCTTGTAGAGATATTAGATTGCTGTAAATGCTATATATATAGTGATGACAACACTTGTGGATA